TGTTCCAATACCCCGCCCGGAGATGCGTCGTTACCGAAGAACCGCGCACCGTACTGTTTGACTGCAACACCGTACCCGATAGCCTCTTTGTGATAGTTGACTACGTCATAGCCTGTGTAGCCGTCGAAGCCGAGCCCTTTGATATGCAGGACATTCTCATCGCGGAGAAATACAGAGCCGCCTACCGGCAATCTGACCTCGTAATACGGAATACCAGTATCGGATATCTTCCTTTCCGTCCGGTCGGGCAGTAGAGGCCATAAAGCAACGGGCCTACCGCCCCCGTCACGCTGTATTTCGGCGTACCCGTTGCCGTAGGTCAAGACGTGCGCCTGCCGCGTCTCAATGAACGTCAGAGCGTCCATATAAGGGTTGGGCCGGTCGTGCATGAGTTTATATACAGGGTGTTTCGGAAGTCGATTCTTGCCATCTTCAAGCCTCTCGTAGACGATAAACGGCAGGTGTGCTACCGTCCCCGATATGATTCTGACAGCAGCCCAGAACGGCGTGTGCTTCAAAGCTGAATCGGCGGTAACGCTAACACCGGACGATGACTCATAACCGCCTGTCGCCCAATCGACAAGCCACTTTGCGGGTTTTGAAAGATTGCTCGAACCGCCGTCCCGCCGGGATATCTTAGAACTGATTATGTCACAAATCGCACCCATAAGCTTATCTCTTCAAAGAGTCTACGACCAATCCAATACCCACAACGAACAGGCCCAGACAAGTGCCTGCAAGCCATCCGCAAAAGTAAGTAGCTGCCGCAAAACTGCATATCGCAAGTCCGGTTAGTCCTATTAGCGATCTCATAGTTATCCGCCTAAAGTAAATATCCCACGATTCTCATATACAGATACCTTTTCTTCCGCCGCCTTCATCGCTTCGCCTAAAGCCATAATAATCATTACAATACCGTCGATTCGGCCCTTCGATTCTCTTTTGACTGGCTTGATATTGCTGGATGGAGAATGGTCTATTTCGACTGTGACATTAGCAGCCATCCATCCCAATACCGGATGACCGCCATGTGCCAGCACTCGGGCCAAAAGGATTCTCTCAAGCTCCTTACTCGGTGCCGACATAGAATAATAGTTCTGCCCGAAACTGACGAATTTATCTTCTGGAATGCCTTCTTTTATAAACCTCTGCCGCTCGCCCTCAAAACTCCACTTGTCGAATGCTATTCTCTGTATATTAAACCGCTCTGCATCCCTCCAGAAACTTGCCCTAATCGTCTCGTAATCAATCACGTCGCCGTCGGTAAGCGTAATATAGCCCTGCCTGCCCCATGTAATGTAAGGCGCTTCGTCCCTGTCTTCACGCTTCTCGGCATTGTCTTTCGGTACAAATATTCTCGGAATGATTATCCATTTATTCCTGCCGGTATCGCCTTCGGGTAATTCGGGGTCGGGCGGGAACAGCAGGCCGTAGCCGGCCGTATCAGTATTGTTCGATAAATCAAAGCCGGCAAAACATCGCCGGCCGACCATTGTGTTTTCATTAAATGTAAAATTGCAGCCGTCCCACAGTTGAGAAGGAATCCAGAGAATGTCCTGATCCGTCTGAATATTCAGGTCTAATCGCTTGAAAGTGTTCTCATACGTCGGCGTATCCTGAGCTTTACGGCACTCTTTCCGCATATAATCGACGCTTTTGCTGACATTCAGGTTCGGATTTGCCTTTTTCCACGTAGACAACTTCGTCCAGTCGTCGTCCTGGCTCGCCTCGTAAATCACAGGCAGGAATGTCGGGTTGTAGCCGGGCTTGTTCTTATCGCCCTTATTATCCCGTACCCGGCAAGCCTCTTCGTATTTCTCATTGCAGATACTTTCCCGCTTATAGTCAGCAGTAGTAAGGTACATAATGAAAGACTGCTTACGGTTCATTGACGACATTGCCGTTGAAAATACATCCACCAGTCGGCGGTTCGGCTGGACGTGTAACTCGTCTACAAGGACGATATGGGGATTGCCGCCATGCTTAGTATTGGCGTCGCGGGATAAGACTTTAATGAATGACTGATCCTCTTCGCGCATTATCGTTCGCGTCGATTTATAGGTTTTGACTTGGCTGGACATCTCGATTTCATTCTGCTGCATCCCGTCAATGTGCCGGAACGACAACGTCGCCTGGTCCACCTCCCCCGCTGCACAGTAATCTTGCTGCCCCTTCTCGTCGTCTAAGAAAAAGGCTGCATTTATAATAGCGGCCGCCAGCGGAGTATTATGTGTAGGAATCATCGACTTACTGCATAGGTATAAATGTGACGGACTATCTACAGCGATGCACTTCATCGGCTCAGGATCTATTGGTTCAACCGAAGCGATTTGAATTGACTTGCATCGGTTTGCTGTTTTGCAATGGCCCGAATTCAACATCCTATCCAGCTTTCTCTTCAAACGAAATACAGGAAAATCGTCCAGGAATGTTGTAAATTGAATTCTATGTTTTATCCCAACAATCTTGCCGTTTATTTTTGAATTGTCTGTCCGGATAGTGTTTTTTATGCCTAAAGAAGACAGGAGTTCTGTGAAATTCTCCGCTAACACCCTCTTTGCTGTTACAAATTCAATACATTGGCCGCTTTTTGAAATAGTCCCATCGGTATCCATCAACCCTTGCAGGAGGGCCTGTCTTTGCGGGATTGACGACCTCAGATATTCCACTGGTATTCTCTTGTTGTTGAGAAGGCGAAGCTTTCGAAGCTGTACTTGTATTATTTCCCCGTTTCCGCTTAATCTAAACCGACTCGTCCTGTTCTTCGATTCATGCTTTACAAGTTTTACCCCGAGCGATGCAAATATTGATTTGAATTCCTTCTCGTCTTGCTCCCCTATCGTAATCCTTGCACTATCACTATCGCCATCGCCAATCCAGCAGCCTAAAACGTAAGGGTCTATCAGCAGGTCTTGCTCCGGCAATTCGAGAGGCTTCGTCAACACAATATTGTGGTTTCGGTCCTGCCTTTTGCCGTAATATTGCGTTTCGTAGAGCTGTTTTGTTGACCGAATATCTGTCTGGGGCCGTTTACCTCTACCGCCGGCCTTATCGCCCGGTAGTGCTACCCTTGCCGATGTCTGCCATAAATGATCTGCGCAGGCTTTTATTTTCTCGCCGTTACTGAATGTCAATAGATACGATTCGGGTTTTGGATTTATCGCACTTGTCTCTATAACCTTGCACGGCAACCCATTTTCATCGAATACCGTATCTCCAATTTCTAAATCGCCGATACAAGCCCAGCCGCAAGGCGTAGGTATCGGCGTATCAAGTGCAAGCATTTTACCGTTCTTTCTGGGGACGTATATAAGGGCCTCGCGGAAACGCCTGACCTGGCGGCCATAAGCATCTATTTTCTGCCAGCCGAAGAAATTGGCTACAACGGATTTTTCCCAAGGCTCCAGGATAAAAAGCTGGCCGGCCAAATCACCTTCAACGTGGGTGCAACACTCCTCGATGAAGTCGAGATATAATTGTGCCGTCTCGGGCTCAAACCAGCAGTCATCGGCTTGAAGGAAGGGATCGTAGCCTGGTAATAGGCGCAAAAGTCGCTGCCAAGTTGTGTTGGCCCCGCTTTTTGCGCGACTTTTGCGTTTTTTAGTTGCCGTTGGCATAATTGTCAATTTTCCAAAAGAAAAAGGCCGCTCGGTATTACCCGGCGGCCTCTGTAACAGGCTTCGTGGTCACAGCACTCGGCGGTAGCTACTCCGCTTGTGCCTATTCTTTTCTTTTGGAGTATATTTTATTTATTAATACAGACAAACAACGTCCTTCTTATGTACGAAAAAGATTACAGGATTCTTATGCCCATTATGACAACTTTTTCGTACAATTTGTCTGTGTCCTTATGTGATGCTACAACCTCCCCATTAAATCCATCAGTAGCAACGTACTTGCCGCCAAACTTTTTGTTGTCTACGTCCATTGGTACCTTATGCTTCGTTTTTACATTAGGGTTGAGCCTATTTCGCCAGAACACCAATAGTTCTTGCCCTACCACCCGCCACAATAGGCTTGTACGCTATAGCGTAATTATTTACATAATACGTCTCCACTGTCCTTATACCTCTGCAATTTACATATAAAAAAAAGCCCCCATCCACCTCACGTCTGATCTCTCAGAAATGAAATGAACAGGGGCTTATAATCGCTTGTCCTTTGCCGTATAGGCTATTCAATTGTAAAGAGCTAAATTAATTCCCGGCGAAATAATCCGGTCTTAAAATCCTTGACGTCGCCGTCTATAACATTAATTTCTATCGTTATCTTGCCGGTAAATCCTTCTTTTTCGCCTAAATATACCAAAACCCACTCTATAAGAGCGTTGTTCTTGCTAATCTTTACGTATTCTGTACGTTTTGTCAAGTCTTTTTTTGCGTCCATGCAAATTTTTTGTAATTTTCTCTTGACTATTGGCTATTGCTTCACATTCAGCGAAACATCATATATTCGCTTAAAGCTTGCAATGGTTCTTTTTACTGCCCCATCTTTAGGCCACTGCCAGTCATCTTCCGCTGCTTCAAAGCTTATTCCTTCGTTTATGTTGCCGCAGCTCTTCTCTTCCCGCACATACCTTCCCAGATTTGTATCAGGTAAATCGAGTTCATACCTGAGCCCCGTAGAGTCTACGCTGAGTCTCAATGTCCCATCTTTCGTACTGCCTAATTTCATACCTGGGCAGAAGTTTACGACACAATGTATATCATGTTCACCTGCCAATGCCTTATCAAATGCGCCTGCTTCAATCCTTTCCCTAAAGCAGTTTGGCGGTGAACCTACATCTGTAAATGCAAATTTAGCGGCATAACCCGTTATCATAGGCTTCTTCCCGTCACTCGCTACAATTCTCGGCATAGGCAGCGCCAATGCTAAAGCACTACCAGCTACCGATTTCATAAAGTCCCTGCGTTTCATGTCATTCCTTTCAATCTTGACTATAAAAATAATACTTACGAGCTCTTTAATGTCCCCCAATTAATCCGGGTAGCACCCTGGGCATCGATAGCCGACTCTTGACGCTCTACTACAATTATTAGGGTCGTAACCTCCAGAACACCTTTTTAACGCTGGCACTGAAACACAAAGCGTTATACTCTTATTAACATTCTCCCCCGCTTGAATTCTCCGGGCATACCGTTGAACTTCTGCGCCCAAGCGGATACATTCCATCCGATCACACTCCCAGCACATACCGGCAGTACCCAAATCAATATTGTGTATCAAGCAACGACTCATCATATTCCTTTCTGTTTATCCTTCTTGTATCGCAACTATGGAATTCAAAGCCCTGCATATAGGCGGCAAGATCGTCTTTGACGTAGTATCTCTTGCCGAACTTTTGGCACATTTCGACTGCCTCAATCCCGAACGCCCGCCAATTCGTGCCGTTTGATACGTGATTCAGCTTGCCTATTTTATACAAATCGACGATTTCGTGAGTCTCTTTGATAATAGCCAGCGATTCATCCGGGCCCAGAACAGGCTCTAAGGATACCCACGTCTCTATCCCTCTTGCATGGGCCTGCCGTATCGCCTCTATCCTGTTCGACGGCAATGCGGCTCCTGGCTCAGCCTCTAAGGCCTTGCCATCGTCTTGCAGGTAAGTAAGCGTTGTGGCAAAGGCATCGTTCGGGCCATACAGTTCAAAGTCGTCAACTGCCCGCGTGCCGGCTTTGGTCAATACCTGAAATGGGATCTTGTGCTGATTCAATATCTGAATGACCGCATGAGTCAATCGCTCCTTCTTCTCAATCTCAGGATACGGATCGCTCATAAACGACAGCAGAACCCGCTTATTAGTACCGGCATACTTCGGCGCCTCTTTGATTAGCTGGGCGATTATGTCCTTTTTGGGCGTAACGTTCTCAAAGTCTTGCCCGTACTGCACGGCCATCTTCTTAGCGTAACAATAAAAACAGCCGTGAGTACAACCCTTCCAGTGATTGATCGCAAGCAAAGAATACTCTAAGGCCCTGCCCTTCGGTTCGTAGATTACTGGCATTGGTTATCCTTTCTTCTCAAGCTTTGGTTAGACAAATTTTGCCCCTTCGTATTTGCTCAATAGAGGTTCGATCTCATCCGTTAAGGCTTTTGAACTTTCGTTGGGGCAAGATATCCCTATTCTTGCTAAGTCTTGTGGCTCAGAATTATTAGTCGGGCCATCAACATATTGCTCTATTTCCGACGCATCCATAGCAGTTAATCCCAATGGATAGTTTGCCTGGTCAAGTTCGCATAGAAGGTCAGCCATCGCCAAACCGTCTATCTCGGATAATTCCCCAATCTTA